TGTTTACACTCTATATGAATTTTTCTATCATTAGTGATAATTTCAAAATCACCTTCTCTATCCAAACCAAAATGGCATTTAAATTTAGGTCTTTTATTGATGATACGACCTTTACCAACTATTTTACTATGAATAATATTTTCAAATAGTTTACCAGATTTTGCTGCAGACTTACCAGCGACTGGTCTTAAATCAGTTATAAATTGTTCTCCAAATAGATTGTTTTGAACATCAAGTTCTTTTTTTAATCTATCATCAATTTCAGTTGCATTGACATACACTTTTTATGGCCTCCTACCTTATTATATCTATTTTATTCATTGTATCTTGATTCCATACCTCTAGCGTCTTTCTTATCCTACCATCTGCGACTATGTTATTATATCGTTTGGTTGCAAGTTTCTTCCACCACTTAGTTACATTTTCAAGTTCAAATCTATCATAGTTTTCTGCTTTTGTCAAGTGATTTGTTTTACCAAGTAATACATCTTTTGTATTTGAAAAACCATATTCACTCATATAGAATCTCTTTTGAGTTGTCACCCCAGTTGCTTTTTCCATTTCATTCATAAACATATCATAGGCCTTGGTATCGTGTTCTTTGAGTGAGGCCTTGATGATACCTACCATCTTAGTTTGTATTTTCAACTTACGACTTGATGCACCTTTGTGTATAAGTTCCTCTCCATTATTCTTTTCTGTAAACCAATCTTTGAGTTCTGGGTATATCTCTTCACCAAGTGTTAATAGAAACTTTGATTGAGTGTCACCTTTATATCTTAAATAAGGTCGCATACCATCATACATGGAGCTACCCTTAATATTACCATACAAAGATGTGGTTTCAAAAAGACAAAACTCTGTATCATATTTTTTATTTAACATTCTACGAGTATCGTGAGAACAACAAATGGCTGCAAGTAATTTACCACCAAGATAATTATAACCAAAAGGTTGAGTTGGAACAATATTAAAACCCATGATTGCTCTTTTGTTAAATATATCTAAATCTGGAACACCACCAAGATAATCATTTCTAGGTTTACTATTAATAAGTGGACTACCATACCTTATGAAGCCTACGATTGTATTTGTAGTTGTTTCTTTTACAACTAACTTTAGTGTCTTGCCTGGATTTTCATCTGGACTAAATGATGCAGTTTTTTCTAACAAAGTATCAAATAGTTTTGTTGGTATTTGTGCGACTTGAAAGTTCATGTCCTCTGGGTGCATATCAAAATCTTGAAACAAATCATCTTCTAAACTCATACCAGGCAGAGGAGCAGGGATATCTTTTACTCTTTCTATTTTTCTTGCACGAAAGTAATCATCAATACGATTGAAGTCTTTGAAGTATTGCATCATCTTCATAGCAACATGAACAGAATCTTGTTTATTTAATATCATTTAAAAAAATCTTCTAAGGAGCCCTGAGTTCCATATGTCCTATCGACATTCCAATTAATTTTCTCAAGGATAAAATTGAGTGGTTCTACGAATGATTTTTCAAACTGCATATCATAATCTATATTAAAGGTAAGTTCTTTTGGCAACTCTGTAATAAAAGATATTGATGAAGATTGAAAAATATTTGGTAATTTTAAATGTAAAAATTTTATCTTTTCTCCATTTTGAATAAATGGATATCTACCAGAGAGTTTATTTTTCTTAACTAAATGATTATACAATATCGCACCTTTGCAATGTATGGGAGCGCCTTTTGCAAACAATGAATTAGGGTCACTCCACTTATTCAATCCATTTACACTTCTAGGATATGCGATATCCTCTGGTGGAAGATTCATAAATATATTTCTAAAATCTTGTATAAAATTGTTTATTTCTTTTTCATCACCAGACATTATTATTTTTAATGCCTCTTTGATTTTATCACGGCATGGCTCTGGGGTGCTAGATTTTACTGCCTCAACTCCCATAATCTTGAGTTTAGGTTCTTCATAACGAACACCTTCAATATCCCAACAATTTAAAATATATCTTTTCTTTGCTGTCCAAATACCTTTGTCTGCAATCACTTCTCTTTTCATATACATTTTTTGTCCGTAAGCATTTGTATAATCAGCGAGTTCTTGATATGACTTGTTAATAAAAGGTTCTATCTTTTCTCTTGCGATTGCATCAAGAAAATTTACAACAGTTTTTGGTTTAAACTTTTCGACAAGAGAATCAAATGTGACATAGATAGAATCTGTATCTGCATAAACAACATATTCTATATTTTCTGTTTGCATCAAATCATTCATGAACTTATTCATTTTCTTTTCTATCCAACGAATAGATAGTTGTCCAGCAGTTGTTATAGCCTCTGCCATTGGTAAACTATAATATCTAAAATACTGATTTCCTATGGCTCCATAAGCAGAGTTTAGTGATATCTTTCTTGCCATTTGGATATTGTCATATCTAGAAATTAATTTAAGTAACTTTGGATTTTTAGTTTTCTCATATTCCTTTTTTGCCTCAATCATTTTCTTCTTGTAAACAGTTCGGTCATCATAAATCTTCTGCATCATCTCTGGCAGAAATCCTTTTTTACTTTTATCAAACAATGCACCATTTGGTGTAATTGTATCATTCTCTTTTAATTTTTGTGTATCAATTTTTTGATCTAACATTTTGTCTACATCTATATTAGGAACTGTGTTTTCACTTTTCAAAGTTTCAGGTGAAATATTATATTGCATAATTAGATGTGGATAAAGAGAATTCAAATCAAAAGACATAACCCAATTGTACATACCAGCCTTTGGGTCTTTGACATATGCACCTTCATATTTTTCTGATTTAGATTTTTTTACTTTTTGTGGTATTACAATATTTTTATCCATCAAATAATTGTGAATAAGAACATCCCAATACTTAACTGTTCCTAAAACATCTTCATAATTAACTTTTGCCTCATAGGCCATAGTCAAACACAAATCAATTAATTTTAGTTTATCTTCAAGTTTATCAACCAATTCAATATCATTAATATTATAGTCAATAAATGATTGATAATCTTTAGTATACCAATCACGAAAAGTTTCGTATGGATTACCAGTTTTCTTTTCTCCAAGTTCAATATAAGATATGTGATCTAGTCTATATGACTCTTGGTTTGTATATGTAAACTTGCGATACAAATCAAAATAATCTAGAGCAGAAACACCTTGAATAACCCAGACTTGTTGTTCTCTACCCATTTGAAAAACATTTTTAGATTGAACACTTTTCCAAGGCGATAATCTTTTAACTTCTTCTTCACCAAGAAGTTTTGTAATTCTATTACAAAGATAAGGTATATCAAAAAATTCTGTATTCCAACCAGTAATAACATCTGGTATATTCAACTGCCAAAATTTTAAAAACTCTTTAACTAATTCTAATTCATTTGCACATCTGATATAAGTAACATCTGTTCTTGTCGTTTTATATTCCCCTATACCCCAAACCATGATCTTTTTGTTTTGATGATTTTTTATTGCAATAGATAATAATGATTCAAGTGCATCTCTAGGATTTGGAAATCCGTTTTCACAAGCGACCTCAATATCAATTGTAAAAATTAATAACTGTTCACTATTCCATTCTATATTAGGATAATTCTCATACAAAAAAGAATATTGATATTGATTATTTCCATATACTAAATGAGGTTGATCTTTATAAGATTCAATCCATTCTCTAGCCTCTTTGATTGTATCATGTTTTATAGGCGTCACAAACTTTCCCTCTAAAGTTTTTAGAGGTGTTTGTTTTAAAACTGGGCAATATAATGTAGGTGAATATTTTATTCTTCTGTTGATACGTTGGCCATTGACGACCTCACGAAGTAATAAGTTATTACCCCAAAGTAATACATTGGTATAAAAGTTCATAATTTATAATATAAATGGTTCAATACGAATTGTCAATTATTTATTTTCAAATAAGGGCATTTGTTCATTAGATTTATGAAAGTATTTGTGTAAAATTTCTAGTCTATCATTGGCAGCTGCAATAGAATCTAATTCTTTTTGCATAGAAGGTAATATATCACTATGTTCTCCAATACCTGCTGGATTATTAAGATATACTTCTACATTAGCTTTATGAATTGCAATCTCACCTTCGGCGTGAGATACTAAAGCATTTAATATTTCATCTCTAAGCGACATTTACGACCTCCCTTTTTTTACCTATGTTATATTTTGTTTCTAAATTCCAATCAGACTTATCTTTGTATGCAATAATTTTTATTTGACTCAATGGTGCAATAGGTTCTATTTTTCCTTTTACTTCTACCAGACCCCAATCTTTCAACAATTCTGCAATTCTATTTCTTCTTGCAATATCATTTTCTGATAGATTAGTTTCTTTTCCATCTAGTGCAAACAATTCTTTAAAATGCACAATGTAATATTTACCTTGTTTGTGTAAGATATGACACGATTGATAGAGTTTTTTCTCTCTTCTAGAAGCAACTCCTATTCTTGATAATGTTTCACGAACTTTCAAAAAATCATCAGGTTCTTTTAACGAAACTTCAAGCATATGGTCTCTAGACCAATTACCGTTTTCCATGTTTTCCACCTTTATCCAAAACACCCTTTATGTGTTTAATCTGTTCATCATTTAGTATATTTAGAGCCGATTTTGCTTTCTCATTACTAAAACCATAATACTCTTTAACATACTCTAGATTCTTACTTTGATTTGACCTCAACCAAGGGGCAAATCTTTTCTTAGTCTTTAGACTATTTAGTAAAAAATCATATTGTAGTTTTTTGTCTATATGATGATTACGATTCATTTCATTTACAAGCATAATTGTATCTGTAAAGGGTGATAAACATTTATTAACTATGTATGATGGATATTTCTTTTCCCATAATTCATCACCATCATCCATAAGATTATTCTTGCCAGTATTAATAGAATTAAGATAATCTTTTAATTCATAACTCATTTAAATTTTACCTGACTCATAAGTTCTGTCATACAGGCCAACATATTTATTTCTTGGTCTGCAACAAAAGAAGATTTATATTGATAATCTGCAAGGATTATAACTGCATGAGGTATCGTAGAACCATCTATTTTTTCATAAAGATTGTCATAGATATTTCTGAAGATTCTTGCAGGGTCATTGTCAAGATTATTTACAATCCATTTACGAACATTCGTAAACTCTTTGTTCTTTAAGAATGACATTAACTCATTTATATTTTCATTAGATAAGTTTGTTAATATTCCAGCATCAATCTGACCTGATACTGAATATCTTTGTAACTCATTTAAGGTTCTACGAAAATCTGGGTAGAACTTCATGATTAATTCCACGAGTGTATTTTTATCATACTTAACTTGCTCTTTATCTAGTATCTCATATATTCTTTCAAGAAATACAGATGCGAGTCTAGGACTTTCTTTATTAGAAATTGCAAAATCAATATTACTACATCTAGAATGAAGAGGTGGTATCAATCTATTCTTATAATTACAAGTAAGAATAAATCCACAGTTCTTATGAAACTCTTCCATAAATCCACGAAGAGCAGGCTGTGTAGATTGAGGATTTAGATAATCTGCCTCATCTAAAATAATATATTTCCTACCACCTTCTAATGATACTGTAGATGCAAAGTTTTTAATTTTAGTTCTAAGAATATCTATACCAGATTCCTCTGAACCATTAATCAACATCCAAGTAGAACCAATCTGTTCAACCATTGCCTTTGCAACTGTTGTCTTACCAGTTCCAGCTGTACCAGATAATATTAAATTTGGAATATGTTTATCTTTTACAAACTCTGAAAAAGTTTGTTTAAGTTCTGCTGGGAGAATACAATCTTCTATTGTAGAAGGTCTATACTTCTCCACCCAAAGAAATGTTTCCATAATTTAACCCTCATAAGTTGATTCGGGTTCAAGTGCAATCCAATATTCAATCTTTCTATCGTTACTTACAAAGTGAGAAATATTTTTAGAAGATATTGTTACTTTATAATCACCATCTAATAATTTTAAATTTTCAACTTTAAAATAAAAATTAAACTTTCCATTACCTTCAGTTTTAATATCTAAAGAATAATTATTTGCAGTATCATTCTTTTTATCTTTTACTGTAAAAAACGTACCTGTTTCATTTCTTTCCAAAACTAAATCTGGTGCAGATATAACACTTGCAGCTCTTTTAAGTTTATTAAGATTGTCATTTGTTAACGTAAACACAACTTCCTCAGAAGGCATACTTATAGTTTTAGTTGGTGTCGTAACAATAGATGGGTCTGAATAAAAATACTTTAATGAACTACCTTTTGTTTCAGAATCATTTATCGTTACAAATTGTTCATCAAATTCTAGATTTGGGTTTGAGAATAAAGATATAGAAGATAAAAATTCATTCAGGTCATATATTGCAACCTGACTTGGAAATGCATCTTCTATATTTGCTTTTGCTACAATGTTTTTCATTGCAGACATTGTACTAATAACTTTACCTTCTTTAATCATTAAATTTTGATTAATTGTGGAAAAGTTTTTTAAGACATTTAAAGTTTGTTCACTTAATTTCATAATATACTCCTATTCACTTTGAATTTCATTAACTAAGTCTACTAATTTTTGTTCTTGTCGAACATCATGATCATGTAATAATATAATAGCATAATGTAATATCTTCAAGATATCATCTCTATTGTGGCCATTTTTCTTTCCATATCTTTGAGCATACTTTAATATGTTTCCAATACAGAAACCCTCACCATGCCCACAATCTAAAACGAATTCCGTTGTTTGGAACTTCTGTTTAGAATAATGGGCGCCGTAAGTTTTGTCAACATAAGATTTTAATTCTTGAAGATTTTTATCTTCACTAAATCTATACATTATTTAATTTTTTTTTGTTGTACTTTTTGAACTTGGCCATCAGAAGCTTTTTGTGATTCTGCTATTTCAGCCGCTTCTTTTTTCTTGATAACATAATGAGAGCCTCTGTTTCTTTCAAGAAATTCTGTAGGATTATCCATTGAGTTAATTAAATCTCTACTCCAACAATTAATATTACAAGACATTGTTCTTCTTTCACCATCGCCATAGAAAGGCATTACAGAGTGTTTTAACCAAGCTGGGAACATTATCATTGTGCCTACTTCTGGTTTGACATACTCTTCTGTGGCGTGTCTTAATATATTAATATCTGCTCGAGTGTTAGTACCCCATTGAAAATATGTAAATCCATCAACTTTGCCCCTTGCATCTTTTAATGCATCAGCACCTAGTTCTCCATCCATATCTTCAATACATTTTGGAACTTTTAAATAGATTATACATGAAAGACCCATAGGTGTTCTACAACCATGGTCGTGTAATGGATTGTAATCACCTGCATAACTATGAACTGTCCAGCCTTGAAAGGTATCTACCAAGACATTATCTTTTATATTATATCCATTTGCTAAAAATGAAGTGGCGATTTTATCAACTACAGTTTTAAATTGTTTTCCTACATCTGTTGTAAATAATGGAAAATCTAATTGAGCAGAGTTTTTATCACGATTAATTTGACCAACTAATCCACCAGAATAACTATTTTTTACTGTAGCATTTCCAGCCACTTTCCCAAAATTTTCATCATTTGGAATTACATCTGAGTCAATAAAATTATTAACTTCTTCTATTACATTTATTGGTAGTTCACATTTTAGAATATTAACAGCAGGTTGAGTTCTTACTGCCATTTTTAATCCATGATTACTATAATTTTCTTCACCTGATACATTACCCTCTTCATATTTAGGTTCTGCATTTTTAGTATTTGCATTTACGTCATCACTAGGTGTGGCAATTCCACCATCTTTAAATTGACCTGGTGCTAAGTCAAAAGTTTTTAATCCCATATTCACTTCTCCATATCATAGGTTTAAATTAATAAAAGGGGTTATTACGCCCCTTTTATAAAAAGGTTGTTTTAGCTATACTCTGGGCGTGAGTTTGGGTCGTCAAAGATAGCCATTAACTTTGCATAATCTTCTGAAGATTCCCAAGTACCTTCTGTGGCTGTTGATTCCCACATAGCTTTATGTTGGTCATGTTTTATCTGTTGATTTTCAGAAAATGAACGACCACTTGATTTTGATTTTGCCATTAGTTTCTCCTTATTTGATATCAATTAAACGAGGTTTCTTTTCCTCTGGCACTATTCTCTCCAAGTCTACGGATAATAATCCATCTTGAAGTTTAGCATTATTTATATTTATATCATCTGCAAGGGTAAACTTGCGAGTGAACTTCCTATAAGAAATGCCCCTATGAAGAGTGTTGTTATCCTCTTCATTTTCTTTTGTAGACCGAATTGTAAGAACTCCATCAGCCACCTCTACTTCAATATCTTTTTTATTGAAACCTGCAAGAGCCATTTCAATAACATATTTGAAATCTCCGTCTTTACGAATGTTATAAGGTGGAAAACTATTAGAAGTTGTTTGGTGAACATAATAATCATTCAATCTATCAAAAACTTTATCGAACCCTACGGCGTAAGGTGTTAGTTGGTTTACATCATTAAATATATTTTTAAATTTTAATCTAGTCATTTTTTTCTCCTTTTTAAAAGCAAGATTTAAATTTAACGGCCCATAATTGGCACCGTTAATATTAATATAGGGATTGAAAATTTTATTTCAACCCCTATTATTTATAATTTTTATTCTTCTAAGGTTATATCATCCTCAGTTTTTTCTTCTAGATCAACTCCAGCATCAACCTTTGTGTAAAGATTAGTGAATGATTCTTTAGTTTCATCATCAAATCTGTTTACACATAACTCAATTGCTTTCATTTTATCTTTGAAGATAGAAAATGCTTTGACTATGTGGTCTAATCTTCTAGTTGAGATTATCTCATCTATTCCACCATCATAGAAAGTTTTTCTAATAACTTCAGCCCAAGTGACTAAGTTAGATGCAAAGTTTTGATCAAGTGCATTATACTTTTTCATTGAACCAAGAACAATCTTTTCTTCAACTGCTTTAGAAGCATAAGGTTGTTCAATAGTGATTGCAAATCTCTCAAGAAATGCTTCATTCAAAATATTAGTTCCAATAAATCTACCATCTTCAGAACCTTTACCTTTTGTATTGGCAGTGGCCATTACATTGAAACCAGGTTTTGGTGTAATCCATTTATTTACCTTTTTCAAGTAAACACCCTTACCTTCAAGAACTGGTTGCAAACACATTAATTTATTTGAACCCAAGTCACACTCATCTAAAAGAACTGTACAACCTCTTTCCATTGCATCAATAATTGGACCAGGTACAAACTTTGTTTCACCATTCACTAGTCTGAAACCACCAAGTAAATCATCTTCATCAGTTTCAATAGTGATATTAACTCTAATGAGTTCTTTTTTCATTTCGGCATGAACTTGTTCAACCATAAGAGTTTTACCATTACCAGAAAGACCAGTAACAAAAACGGGGTAAAACATACCAGATTTTACAATCTGTTTGATTGTGGTAAAATGACCCCAAGAAACAAATCCGTCAAATTTTTGTGGAATTAAATTTTGAGTTTCCATATTAGTAGCAATCAAATTTACTGTTGTATGTTCAACAGGTGTTGCAGGTTGTTCTGCAACTTTAACTTTATCAGTTGGTAATTGATACTTACCATATCCAACTTTATATGCATTTTTTTTGTTTTTATATATCCAAGTTGGTTTAGGAATATTGTTTTCTAGGGCAACATCATAAATTTGTTTCCTAGTAAGTATCGCACCTTCGCCGTATATTTTAGCGGCGATATCTACGAACTTTTGTTTTGATGGTGTCAACATAATTATTACCTCTCACTTTTTGTTATCATCATATATTATATAGCTAACACATTAATGGTTAATTGTCAAGGGTCAAGCAACCATTTTTATGAATTTATTTAGCAATTGTCTATTTAATCTTTTTGCAGAAGTAGATTTCATAAATGCTCTTTTCATGACGGCAACTGATGCCCCCTCTTGAATATCTAAATCACCTTCTACTTCCTCACTATTTGTAGGTAAGATATAATACTCATCATAACCCTGAGATTTAACAACTAGAACTTTATCTTTAGATAGGGCTTTTTTAGCAGCTGCAAGCACTTGTTCATAATCTGCATCAGTATAACGTAATCTTAATTTATCAATTATATCGTGTTTAGGAACTACACCTCTTTTATTGCCTGCAAGGAAAAATCCAACAACATTTACATCTGGGTGTCGCATCTTTAAAAGATTTAAATATGCGATTGTTGATTCTCTTCTTGTTTCTCTACCATAAACAACAGTTTTACCACTTACTTTATCTTTAAGATAAGTAGTTCTACCATATCCTTGCTGTATATCTTTCTCAATTCCACCATCACTTCTTTTTGTAGTGACGTTTTTTCCATTAATATCATGACTAGCACCATCAGTAAGAAATATAAGATTCATTTTTTGAACTTTTGTTTGTTTCTTATAAGCGTCTATTAAATCTAAACTTGCAAGTATTGTATGATCAAGTGGTGTTGCATCTAAAGAATATTGTCTTGGTAATTCAATTGGATAACCTCTGCTTCTCCAATCTCTATAACCATATCTTTGAGTGATCATCCAAACATAATGCATCATTTTATCTAATTCTGCATTTTTCATTTTGCTTGAAAAGAAATTTATAAGATTAAGACCATCTATGTTTGCATCACCCCATACCCAATTAGTAATTGCAGGAGCATCCTCAACATCATACATATGATGTTTTCTATAATAACCTGAAGTAAATGCATAAACCTCAAATGGAATATTTACTCTTTTACAAAACCAAATTAAATTAAATAATTGTTTCATAGTAGAAGATAAATTGTATGCCATTGAACCAGACCAATCAATATGAATAATCATGGCATGATTTGTTGCACCAGGCAATGTAGTAACTTTTGCAAATAAATCATCATTATATTTGTAAGTATGTAATTTATTTAAATCTAAAGTACCTGTTTTTGAAGTTTGGGCTCTTGCATATTGATCTGCAGCTTTTTTCATTTCAAATTCTTTTGCCATATAAGCAACGACTTTTTTATTTTCCTCTTTAATAGTTTTAATCTCTTCAAGAGTGTTTTGTTTAAAACTACCTTGATGATCAGTTTTATTATAATGTTTGTCACATTCTTTTAAAACTCTATCATATTTTATAATAAGATTATCAAGATTAATCTTAGGAACATTCATATATAATCTTTTTGTTGCAGTAATATCTACTTTAGATTCAATATGTTTATCTAATTGATTTTGAGTTTCAGATTCAAAAGAATCATTATTTGTAGGTAATGTATCATTTTTACCTTCTACATCACCTATCTCGTTTTCCTCTTTATTTTCATCTTTTGCATCTTCAGTATTCTGACCACGACCTGTTTCTGCATTTTCTTCTACTTTCTCTTCAGTTTCTTCTTCTTCTCCAACATTCCCAGCTTCTGTAGCATCTGATTCTTCTTCTTGAGAATTTGTTTCGGGTTGTGTTTCTTGGTTGTCGGCATCTATTTCTCCGTCTTGATCTTGGGTAGCGGCTGCCATTTTTTGTGCATCATCTTCTTCTTTTTTCTTTTCGTTTTCTAATGCACCAATAATTTCTGCAGCTTGTAAAACATCTTCAGGTGTCTTACAATCATCAACCATTTTAACTATTTTCATTTCATCTTCAGTAAATGGAACATCCTTTATATGTTTGAAATGTAGATTAACTCTATCCATTAAATGTAATTTAGAAACATTTTTATTTTTTATACCAAAGAAATCTTGTTCAATTAAATCTTCATAACCTTTTTCAAAACATTTAACTGCACCAGGGTATTTCTTTTGAATTGCTTTTTCAATTCTAACATCCTCTATAACATTAATAATACCTTTATTAAGATTTTTATCTTTAGCAGTTTCTAACATATCTAATGGGGTATATAAGGCGTGACCAACTTCGTGCAATTGCATCAACTCTTGAATATTGTCATTCATACCTTCATATATTGGGAGTGTCAAAATTCTGTGTTTGACATCAAAACTTGCAGTATTTACTTTATTCCATTCAATAGTAATATTTTCAGTAGCAAGTAATTTTGCGATTGTTGTTTTTTTGTTATTCATAATATCCTCATCAACTTATAATTAAACTTAACATAGTTATATATTAATTGTCAAGGGTAAATGTTAAAAACTTTCATATTAGGTAAATAAGGATAATCTTCACTACTCCAAATTTTTTGGGAAGTAACATTTTTTAATTTGTCTATTCCTAGTTGAGCAGTTTCTGGTGTCATATAATAGTGATATCCAATTGTATCTATATTTTGTTTTGCCCAAGGTTCATTATCACTCCTACCATCATAAGACATTTTTTTTAATATATCATATTCTTTTTTAGTTGAACAAAGTATTGCACCACCTCTTCCTAAATTTAACATTTTTTTAAATTGAAAACTCAAACACATTAATTGATTTTTTACATAGGATTTTTGTTTAAAACAAACGGCCGCATCAACTATTCTTGTATTTCCTAAAAAATAAGATTCTTGCCAAAGGTAATCAGAAAAATTAAATTGTATATTTAGTTTCATTAGTGTAAAAGGCACACTAATATAAGTCCTTGCAGGTATGATAATACTAGTATTTTGTGGATTGTCATACCTAAGAGATAACTCCAAAGCATGAGTGCAACTATCTGTAGCTATTGCAAAAGGAGCATTATAATACTCTGCAATACGTTTTTCAAATTCTTTTACTATTTTAAACATTCGTTAAAATACCCCCAAAATACGGTGATACAATCATACACGAGAGGTTCTTTCCACCCACCTAGTGACCTGCTGAGCGTCTTGTTTTTCACGCCCAAATGTCATAAATGTGTTTTTTGAATAAATCATATCTAGATACGTTATCTCCTTGATGAACTTTCACAAAAACATCACAATCATCAGAATTAGTAATTTGCCCACCAAGTTTTTTAACATAATGTTGTATCAAAAGAGAGTAACTTCCATCAGTACAATCCACATTTTCTTTAAAACTATCTGAAGAAAAATAAACTTTGTTTCCTAATTTTAAAATTTCTTTGGCTCTAGTAAATGCTTGTTTCTCTCTTATTTTCATGGTATCACCAAACATATCATAATCTAAATCTAATTTTTTAGATAACCATCTCAATGCAATATTATCTCTAGGATGACAACTTCCACCATCACCCATACCAGGTTTCATATATCTTTCACTCATAATTCTCATTGTAGATTTTGCAAGTGCATCTGCAATCACATTTGGATTTGTATAGTCTAATTTTGCAGAAACATCTCTAATCATATTAACAAAATTAATTTTTTGAGTTATGAAAGTATTATAAAACATTTTTATACACTCGGCTTCTTCCCAAGTTCCCATTTCATATCTAACTTTTTTACCACAAATGTCATCATATAAAGTGGTTAATACTATACCATAATAACTACTTTTTGTAAAAGAAATTTCTCCACCTAAAATAATCATCTCTGGATTTATCATATCTTCTTTTACTGTGCCTTGAGCAATTAAATATGGATTGTAGATTAGATTTGTATTTTTAAGTAACGGACTTAATTCTTTTCTTATTGTGCCAGGTAATACTGTAGATATTAAAACTAATACTTGATTTGAGTTCATATATTTGTCTGCTTCAACTAAAACAAGTTTTATATAATCATAGTAAAAATCTCTTGGTATTAAATGAGAAGTTGGCTCTGAGCCATCATATTCTTTTTCGTGAGGTGTTGGTACTGCAATGAACACAATATCTCTATCTTCAACACAAGACTTAATTGATTCTTTTGTTTCAATACCCTCTCTATGTTCTATGTCATAACCAATAACATCATAACCCTTATCCAAAAAAACTTGAGAGCAAGGTATTCCTAATTTTCCTAATCCAATAAATCCTATTTTATACATAGCAAGTCACCTGTAAAGTATATCTATTTTCACTTCCTAAATTATAAGCTGCGTGTGATTCTGAACCTGTCCATTTTAAATATCCACCAGCATACCATTTTGACACAACTTCATTCTTTATTTGTAATAAATGTCCTGATTTAGAATCCTCTAAAAATATTATATATCTATGCACTTTTGTAATATCAAAATCATCTATGTTATATGCTTTTTTAAATCCTTTGTACAAATCTTTATGTAGGGGTAAAAACATACCAGGTTTAATTAAATGTAATCCAGCACTCTTAATAGAATATTTATTAAAATAATTATTATCTAAAGTTTCTTTAACAAATTCTGGCATAGGATTTGGTAAAAAATATATATGATTTCCTATTGAATGTTCATAAGTTTTATTTGAGTATTTTTCAAATCCCTCTTTTAAATAAGTAGGTTTGAACTCATAATTTAAATTTTTATAATCTTCATCTTTCCAAGTTATTTTGAACATGATCTAAAAATTCCTCTTCTGCTTTTCTGTTTATGAAGTGTTTATAATTATAATCTAAAATATCTTTATTGTCAATAATTAATTTTTTTACTTTCTCTTTTCCCATAGAAGATAAATCAGAAACAATTTGACAAACTTTGGCCATTCTTTCTTTGGAATCGCAATCATCATAATCTTCATTCCACATATGAGAAAAAGTTTTATATCCTAAATGTTTAAGTGTTTTTAATGTTCCTTTATCACCTACGATTATAAATGGCATTTTTAACATTATAGGTTTCCATGTTTTTTCACTAATATTTCTAAATGATAAATCTTGAAAATTTGATTCTGTAACTATAAAAATTAAATTATCATATGAGAAAAAATCTTCTACCTCATGTAAATCTGAAGTTTCTGTTTCTAAATTAACATCATAATTTAAATTTCTACTTTTTAAGCTGATGTTAAAATTTGATAGTAAATTTCTTTTTATTATTTCATCTACAAAAATAGTTTTGTGACCATTAGGGTCATAACGATTTAAACATAAAAACATTTTGTAATCATTTTGAAATTTTTTATTGAAATCTATGTTTGGAGCTTTAAATTGTTGACCTGTTTCACACCATTGCCAATAAATTAAATTAAATATTGTTTTGCCTGTTATAGGATTTCTATGCAATATATTTACTTTTTTATAATCAATGTTTGCCTCTGCCAAATGAAGTAACAATTGTTTTTCTATGTTTTGATAATCCTCCACTTCGTTTAACGCATCTATATAAAAAATACATTTATCTGAATTTATACAATCTATTATTCTTTTATCTATTTCTAAAAAAGGTTCTAAATGAAGTTCTAAAAGATATCTTCTTATAAGAGTGCGAAACATTAAAATAAAAACAAATTTTTCATTAGAGTTTAGTGCTGTTTCTACATCTACAAAAGAATGTTTAATATTATTTTTTAGTAATACTGTTTCTATCGTATGATCGTGAGGTGGTTTTTCCCTAGACTCATCAACAAATTGTTCAACTATTAACATATTCACACCATTGTTCTGCCCAAAGTCTATGAGATTTTTCACTTGGGTGTCTGTCATTACCTTTAATATTAAACCAAGATTGCACTCCGTTTTTCTTTTTACACCATTCAACCATTGTATTACCACCTATAAATTTTTCTATAGGCCAACCCCAAAAACATTTCTCATCAATTAATGCAGAAATTTTTTCTTCCATTAAAAGTTTAGAAGAAGTTTCTCTCATATATCGCCATTCCTCTTCAAATTCTAAACAAGGTAATGTTGCTATTGCTTGGAAACAATAATATGGTATATTCAAATCTTTACATAAATTTTGAATATCATAGTAATATTGTAATGATTGTTTTGCTAAATGTTCAAAAATTGGATATCGTAAAAAATCTTGAGAGGGGTCATTAGTTTTAACATTTATCATTTCTTTAAAACGACTTGTGGGTATTTGATTTCTACCAACTCCTGGCCCGTATGTCCAATAATAATCTCCGTTGTAAATACCAGTTTCTTCCATTTGCATAGGTGTATATCTTGTTGAAGTTTCATAATCTAATCTTGTCCATTCTGTCCACCCAACAAATACATACCCAATATCTTTTGGATCATATTTCATAATTTCATTAAATACTCTATATTTGATTTGTCGATTACCAGAACCACATTGTCCTAAATTAATAACTTCCATTCCAAGAAGTTCTCCAACAAACTCTGGCCAAGTATTATGTTTATAACCTAATGTTAATGGTTGTCTTTTGTCTGTAAAACTACAACCACCTGCAATAATTTTTTTAGAATACTTTGACATTATATTTTTTCTCAAATCTTTTTGCATCATCCCAAGAGTTCACTATGGGTTCACCTCTAATGTTTAATGATGTATTTAATAACATTGGACAACCAGTCAGTTCATACCACTCTTCTAGTATTGGTCTAATGACAGATACACAATCTTTCTTTACTATTTGAACTCTACTTGTATTATCTATGTGTGTTACTGCTTTATATTCGTGCTTTGCTTTTGCAACAAATTGCATATACTCATTCATTGGTCCTTCAAAATATTTGTCTGCATATTCTTCTAATATTGCAGGTGCAAATGGTCTAAACTTTTGTCTTTTCTTAACTATATTAACTATGTCTTTTATAAATTTTCCTCTAGGGTCTGCAAGTAAAGAACGATTGCCTAATGCTCTTGGGCCAAATTCTGCCTTCCCATTTGCAATTCCACACATTTTATTCTTCAACAAAAAATCTACAACCTTTTTAGGACTAAAATTTTTTGTATATATGTCGTGGCCCAAATATGGGTGTTTCCAATTCAATTTCTTCTTCTCAATTAAGGCAGCTGCCCCTAAGCTTGAACCAGCATCACCAGGTGCTGGCATAATCCAAATGTTTTTATTTTTTATGCGTGAGTTTGCAACACAATTTAACGCACAACCACCCATAATAATTAAATTTTTCTTTGGACACATTTCTACAAGTTCTAAAAGTTTCTTCTCATAAAGTGCCTGAACACTTGCAGCCAAATCTTCTTTTCGAGCTCCAAGAAACATATCACCAAGACCTTTGTGATTATTTTGATAAAGTAACTCTTCCATATCATATTTTGGTTCACCGAAGGCAGACATTCCCATTGTGATATATTCTTCTTCATTTGGTTTCAATCCTATTTTTTCTGTAACAGCAGAGTATAACAATCCAAGTGAATAAGGATAATTCCAAGTTTTAATTTTTTTCATATTATCCCATATAGAGATTGTATTCCATTCTCCTATTGCATCAATAACTAAAATATTACAATCATCAAAGGGAGCAGTATAATAACCTGCAGCTGCGTGTGTTTCGTGATGTCCAAAATAGTAATCGTGTTTCCATCTTGGCCATTGTAGTTTTTGACCTCCAAAGAATCTTCTTATATTTTTTAGAAAGGGTTTTTCATAAAACGCAGATTTATCATAGTCTGGTAAAAATGCATATTGTGTTTTGTCTATGAATTTGCAATTCTTAATTCTAGTATATCGCTCACTATGACCTGCAATTATTATTTCACTATCATCTAGATAAGTAAAAGCTGCATCATGATATCCCTCTGATATTCCTAGTTTAATCATCTTTCACCGTACAGTATTGTTTGCATTGTTTTAATGCTGTCTTTTGACTTTTCCAAGACTCTGGTAAAGTTTTGCTATACCATTTTGAATCTAATATTTGTTGTAAAGTTCTCTTCTTTATATTGTGGTCATCTTTGTTATCATAATATTCTTTAAAAATGTGACTATTATCTCTATGACTTCCAAACAAAATATTAGTTTTGTCTGAATTTGTATATTCATATGTTATGTTGCAAAGGTAACAACAAGGCCAAACTTGACCATCTGGGTTTACAAGGACTTGACCAGACTTCTTCCATTTGCAGACAATCTTTCTAGCCATTCTTTCTTACCACTTTCATTTGTAAAATAAAACTTATCATTCTCAAATCTATTTGATTCTATAAATTGTATATCCTCTGCTCCATAATTTAAACACATTTTTTTAATTTTGTCAAGATAGTTTTCATTATGTTTGAACACAATCGTAATTACTTTTGCAATGGCTTTTGTAGATGATAGTATCTCCATATTTTTTAAGACTTTATTTAGAGATGTTTTTCTTCTATATTTTTCGTGCATATCTTGTGTGCAACCATCTACTGCAAAATTTACTGTTAATCTATTTCCACACATGACTCCAAAGTTCCACCAAAATTCCTCTGATCTCATAGACCCATTTGTATCTATTATGATTGAACAATGAGAGTTTTTTATTATATATTCGCATATTTCATAAATGTTTTTTGCCATCATTGGGTCACCCCAAGTTCCACAAAAATTAATTATTTTCATCTTCTGTAATTCTTTTATTGGAAGATATGTTTTAAACTCATCTAATGACCAAGAGAATACAGGTAACCAATCAACAGTTCCTAAACCATTTGTATCTGTTCTGTGACATTGTGGACAAGCTGCATTACAATGATTTGTAATAGAAAACTGAATATCATTTATAACATCACCATTCCAAGTGTTCATAACATTTCTAAATATGATTCTTCATTTAAAATTTGATAACCTTCATCTTGACCATTTGTAACTATGTGTGTATATACTTTTGTTCCGTGTTCTTTAATCATATCTGCCCACCACTTTTTTGACTTTATTGTACAATGTGCATTATTGCCATCTGGTAATACTGCATTAGCAAGACCTGTATCAATCCCCAAAAAAACAAACTTATTTGCCCTATCATAGATATTTTTAAGTGTCTGTGGTATTTCTTCCTCTGGTATATGTTCTAACACATCTAGACATATCACACCATCAAATGGACCATCAGGTAATTCTTTAAATTGTTCTATCGCAGGGTCATATAATGCAGGCATGATTCCCCAATCCCAATGTCTATGATGGTTATGTTTTAAATATCCCTCGGCCTTTCCACAACCATAATCTAATAAACTTTGAGATTTTGTATCATGTATTAAATCTACTACATAATTTAAATAAAATCTTAAAGCTCCACCATTTCCATATTCGGGGTGCAGCTGATGATATTGTTTGTATAATTCTACATATTTGCCATTTAAATTATTCATCATAAATGTATATCTCTTTATCTCTTTTTTTCCAAAATTTAAATCTGTCTATAAACAATGACAAATATAATCTAACATACAATCTAAATTTTTTCCATTTACTCATTCCAACTCCAAATGTTTTTTATAAATTTTAACTCTCTCTTTCCAATTATCAAGAGGCGTTTCTTTTATAAAGTTGCACAACTCAACGTAAGATTTTTCATCATAGTCTAGTATCTTATCTATATATGTCACATAATTTAATTCATGTTTTGGGTACTCTATATTTAAAAAATCATTTAAATTATAGTCACTAACTATATCAAGTCTTTTCCAATAAAGATCGGTGTATTTTGTATTATTGTTTTTTAAAGTAACAAATACTATATTTAAGTTTGGGCAACAAGATCGTAAAGAAAAATAAAAAAGGGATGATTGCATAGTTTTCCACGGCCAACCCCAAATACTATGGCCTTCTGCTTCATTTCCATCTGTTCTAGTTTTAAATGCAATCTTTGTAAAATTTTTATTTTGAACATTACCATCTTCAAATTGTTTTTTCTCGTAAGTGTGTAAATTGTAAACTTCTTTTGTTTTATTTAAACACGACTCTAAATTTTGTTCAATATCTTCAAATTGAAAAGAAAACAATTCATCTCTTGGATAAGGTGTTATATAAGGAAACTTAAAATTACCAGTTCCTTTCGGCATATATTTTACTTTTGATTGTGGAAAAGATTTATGTGAATTGATTAAATGCACAATAAAATCTCCGTACATTCTTGGTGTGTATGAAACTAGATATGGATTAATTAATGAACTCATTCGGCAACATGACTAAAATTCTTTATCTTTTCAAATTTAATTGTATTTCTAAATTTATCTGCGAGTTGGTCGCCTTTGTGACTTATTACAAAAACATTTTCATCACCTAATGTGTTTAATATTTTTAAAAACTCATCAGTTCCTTGTCCATCTAAACTACTATCAAATATTTCATCAAGTATAAGTAAGTTAGTGCTAACACTATTTTTCATTTTTGCAATGGCTCTCCAAGTGAAAAGTAATGCAAGGTCTATTCTCATCTTTTCACCTTCACTAAAAGATGCATAAGTAAACTCATCACGATATCGTGATTTAATTGTTTCCTCAAAGTTTTCATCTAAATTAAAGTTAACATAAAACTCCATTGAAACAAGA